GATGTTGTGGAAACAACAGTAAGAGATGTAACACCGCCTCGACCAGTAATTGTTCCAGAAACAAATGAACAAGACGCTGACAATGATTATAAATATCAGAGAGAAAACTTTTATCAGTTGGTAGAAAGAGGACAGGATGCAATTGATGGTATCCTAGACCTCGCAAGAGAAGGTGAACATCCCAGAGCATATGAAGTTGCTGGGAACTTGATTAAACAGGTTGCAGATGTTACAGAAAAACTTGGTGACTTGCAGGCGAAGATGAAAAAGTTAAAAGAAGTGCCTAACCAAGGCCCAAAGAATGTAACGAATGCATTGTTTGTTGGTTCTACTGCTGAACTACAAAAGATGTTAAAAGGAAAAGAATAATATGCCCTTGACAAGAATTAAATCTAGTGTTATTGCAGACGGCACATTTGGTAGCGCAGATATTGCTGATGGTGGAGTTGCAAGTGTAGACCTTGCAAGTAATATGGTACTCACAGGTACAGACTCTATTACTCTACCAAAAGGTACAACTGCACAACGTGGTGCTGCTGTAGATGGTAAGTTCAGATTCAATACCACTCTAAATCAATTTGAAGGATATTCAAATAGTGCTTGGGGTGCAGTTGGTGGTGGTGCTACTGGTGGTGGTTCAGACCAAGTGTTTATCGAAAACGACCAGACAGTAACAACCAACTACACAATTTCAACAAATAAAAATGCCGTAAGTGCTGGTACTCTCACTGTAAACAGTGGTGTCACAGTTACCGTACCTTCTGGCGCAAGATGGGTGGTAGTGTAATGGCTGTAGTAATTAACGGAACAACAGGGATTGATAAAGTACAAGACGGTTCAATCGGAGCGGCAGATATTGCCTCAGATGCAATCACGGCCCCAAAGATTGCTGATACAGTAAATCTTGGACGTAGAAACCTTTTTATGAATGGAGACTTCCAAATAGCTCAAAGAGGAACTTCACACACATATTCAAACAATCAATCTGGTTATCATACTCTAGATAGAATGTATAGTGCATGTTTTTCTGCTGGTGGTACATTAGCAATGAGTCAACAACATGCTGGTCACGATGGTGTAGATGCACCAAAATTTCTGAGAGCTACTACTGCTGGTACTGTGGGAGCTAGTGCTACAGTTTATTCAAGACAAGCAATAGAGGGCATAGAACAGTTTAGTAATAAACAAGTGACCGTATCATTTATGGTTAAGGCTAATACTGCTACAACCTTTCAACTAAGAAGAGAATATTATTATGGCAGTTCATCTACCGAATATAGTGGATTTGTAGATGTTCCTGTTACTACTTCATGGACAAAATTCACACATACTTATGATGCTGTAGATTTCAGTAGTAAAACAATTGGATCAGTCAATTACTGGGCTGTTTTATTTTATTGGTCAACTAATCAGGGTTCGGATAAAGTTAGAGATGGTAACATTGATATTACAAATGTCCAAATGGAAATAGGCACAGAAGCTACAACATTTGAAAGACTATCATATGGTGAACAACTTAGGTTATGTCAAAGGTATTGTCAAGTTTGGGCTGAAGCTGGAGATGCAGTGGCTTTTAGCGCAAAAGCACAAGGAACTACCGCACTTGATATGGTAATGCCACTTGCAGTTCCATTAAGATCAAGTCCAACTATAAGTCAAACTGGAACAGGTTGGAGAGCGTTTAGACCTGCTGCTAGTTTAGTACAATCATCTTCTACACTAACAGTAACAAGACATGGAGTACATCATGGGTTCATTGCGCTTCGAATATCAAACTTCCCCTCTAGTTCATTTACTAATAACTATGCGGTAAATGTGGGCCCACATGCACTTTCACAGTGTATTTTTAGTTCAGATTATTAAGGATTATTTGATATGAATATTACAAATGCAAAATATATAAAAGATATGGTTAATGGTGAAACAACAGATGATATTATTGCAATTTCATGTGCCATTAATGGTGTAGTATCTACCGTACCAAAAGATTTAGATAATACAGATTATTTAGAAATAATGCGTCAAGTAGAGGCTAAAGAACTAACCATTGCCGATGCAGACTAAATAGTATAAAGAAAATAGGAAAAGATATTAAATGAGTAACATTGTCCTACAACCAAATTCGAGTGGAACTGGTAGCATTACCATCGCTACTCCTAACACAAATACGAACAGAACTCTGAATATTCCAGATGTTGCTGGTAACATTGTTACAACTGGTGACACTGGAACTGTTACTGCCGGAATGGTTTCTGGGGTTAACACTTCTGCATTGCCATCGGGAACTATTGCCCAAGTTGTTTCTACAACAATTAATACAACTGCAACTTCATCAGCTATACCATTTGATGGAACAACACCAACAAATTCGGAAGGTGCTGAATTATCTTCTCTCAGTATAACCCCAACATCATCAAGTAGTAAAATTCTTTTAATGGCTTCATTCCAATACGACTATTACAATTCAAATTCTTACGCTATTGGTGCTCTTTTTAGAGGAACAACCTGTGTTAGAGCCTCATTTAGTGGGTATCAATATGGGGTAGTTTCATTGTATCATATGGATTCTCCAGCAACAACCAGCTCAACAACTTACAGTTTGAGGGGTGGGGGTAATGCTGGTGCCACCGTGTGGTTTCATTCTACTAATGGCGGGGCAAGGTTTGGTGGTAATAATGCCACTCTTAATTCAGAATTTGTTGCTATGGAGATTCTAGTATGAACATGAAACCTCAAGCACTTGAAATTTTAAGACCTAACGCAAAATGGACTTTGCGTGGAACAGAACTTGATCAAATTGAATGGTTGGATACAGAACAGACACAACCTACTATAGAAGAAATAAATACTAAGGAATCAGAACTAATTGCTGCAGAACCTTTAAGACTTCTTCGTATAGAAAGAAACGCCAAACTTGCAGAAACAGATTGGGTTGTCACTATGCACAAAGAGAAGGGAACAAACATTCCTACTGCTATGAAAACATACAGACAAGCTCTTAGAGATATAACAGATAGTGCAACATCACTAGATGATGTGACTTGGCCGGAGAAACCATAATGAGTACAATTCAAACAAACGCAATCGTTGATGCCTCTGGTGGTAATACTACAACAGTAAACGGTGTCACTCCTCTTGCTAATACTGCAAGGTTTGGTAGAAATCTTATCATCAACGGCGACTTTCAAGTTAATCAGAGAGGCAATGGCAGCGGCGTGGGAAATGCTGGGTATATTGGTGTTGACAGATGGCGTGGGTATATCAGTACTAGTAGTACACTAACCTTCACTCAAACAGCATTTGCGAATGGACAATCAGATGTTGATAGAGATTTGCGTCATTATTTGAGATTTGATTGGTTGGGAACTGGGGCTGCTACGTCAAAACTGTTAAGTCAACACATTGATGGTGTTCAAAAGGGAAACGGACAAAAGGTTACGGTTTCTTTCTGGGGAAGAACAGAACAAGCAGATGACTGTGTACTTCAAATTCATCAACACTTTGGAACTGGTGGTTCTTCTGGTGTCGATCATATAAGTCCAACGATTGATTTAACAACATCATGGCAGTATTTCACACACACATTTGATTTGACTTCAACTTCTGGTAAGACAATTGGAGCAAATAATAGTTTACGTTTTGAATTTCTTTTTGGCCCTGCAACCTTGAATTCATATTTTGAAGTCACAGGAGTTCAAGTTGAGGTTGGCGATACAGCTACAGATTTCGAACACAGAACATACGAAGACCAACTTGCAGCTTGTCAAAGGTATTATTACCAAATTAAACAAGACCAGCACGCTGGACAGTACACATTTATGTTAGGTGCAGTGGGTGGTACAAACACTCATTTTATGATAACTAACCCACAGGTTATGCGTGCTGCTCCTACTGTTACTTATTCTGGTAGTGTGAATCTATATAATAATGCTACAGCAATTTCGAATCCAACTGGTTTTGGTGCATATTCTGGAACTAAATACACTAGAATTCAATTTGCTAAAGGAACTCATGTTGCTGGTGAATCAGCGTGGGCTGATATTGATGATGGTGTATTTACCTTTACTTCGGAGTTATAGAAAATGGAAATTAAAAGCGCAAAATACCTAAAAATTGGAGAAACCAACGCTGCAATTAAAGTTACAATACCTAAAACAGATGTTGCAGAAGAGAAAGAATTGTTTGTCCCTATAGATCCAAATAACTCAGATTACGCAGAAATCATGCGTCAAGTAGAGGCAGGAGATTTAACTATCGCTGCCGCAGATTAAGTTATGATATGTCTGATAATTATGAACACTACCTTGGAAATCCACTACTAAAAAAATCTAATGTCCCTGTAAACTGGACAAAGGATAACATTTTAGAGTATCAGAAGTGTATGGAAGACCCCATATACTTCATCAAAAACTACATCAAAATTGTATCACTTGATGAGGGACTAGTTCCCTTTGAACTTTATGATTTCCAAGAAGATATTGTAAACACAATACACAACGACAGGTTCACTATCTGTAAGTTGCCTCGACAGTCTGGTAAGTCTACCACACTTGTATCATATGTGTTACATTATATCCTATTCAATCCAAACATGAATGTTGCAATCCTCGCCAACAAAGCTGCGACTGCAAGAGATATTCTTGGACGTTTGCAACTTGCATACGAAAACCTACCCAAGTGGTTACAACAAGGAGTTGTGTCTTGGAACAAGGGTTCAGTGGACTTAGAGAACGGTTCTCGTGTTGTAGCATCATCTACATCATCATCTGCTGTTCGTGGTGGTTCTTACAATATGTTGTTCCTAGACGAATTTGCATTCGTCCCACAGAATGTCGCAGAGGACTTCTTTAGTTCGGTATATCCTACAATCTCATCTGGTAAGTCTACTAAAGTTGTTATCGTATCAACTCCAAATGGTATGAACATGTTCTACAAGTTGTGGACTGATGCAGAGAACAAACGTAACTCATATAATATCGTAGATGTTCACTGGAGTCAAGTGCCTGGCAGAGATGATAAGTGGCGTGAAGAGACTATTGCGAACACATCCTTAGAACAATTTCAACGAGAGTTTGAGTGTGAGTTCTTAGGTTCTGCAAACACACTAATACACCCTGCTAAGATTAAAACGATGGCTTTCCACAACCCTATACAATCAAATGCTGGGTTGGACATGCATGAACGTCCAGAACCTAAAAATACATATGTTATTGTCGCAGACGTTGCTAGGGGTACAAGTAATGATTACTCTGCTTTTATTGTATTTGACGTAACAACAGTACCCTATAAGATTGTTGCAAAGTACCGTAATAACGAGATTAAACCACTACTATACCCTAACATTATTTACGATGTTGCTAACGCTTATAATCAAGCTTACGTCTTAGTTGAGGTAAATGATATCGGCGAACAAGTTGCTTCTGCTCTACAGTTTGACTTAGAGTATGAGAACCTTATTATGGCAAGCATGCGAGGTCGAGCGGGACAAGTCGTTGGGGGTGGCTTCAGTGGTGGTAAAGCGCAGTTGGGGGTAAGAACAACAAAGGCCGTCAAAAAGATGGGTTGTTCTAATATTAAACAAATTATTGAATCAGACAAACTTATTGTCAATGATTATGAACTAATCAACGAGTGGTCTACCTTTATATTGAAAGGACAGTCCTACGAAGCAGAAGATGGACATTCAGATGACTTAGCAATGTGTTGTGTTATATTCGGATGGTTGGTACAACAAACATATTTCAAAGAGTTGACAGACGATGATATTCGTGCTAGAATGTACTCAGAACAACAGAATCAACTAGAACAAGACATGGCTCCATTTGGATTCATGGACGATGGGTTACAATCTCCATATGGAGAAACCATTATAGATGAGTATGGTACACGCTGGAGTCCAGTAGTTCGTACACATGACTCAGATTGGTAGAGATATTAAAAACCCTACATAATATCAATAATATCGTTTTCTAGTTTAAGGAAACAGTTTGCACAGACTACCTTGGACATGTTGATTAGACCTCTAACCTCAGTCCTAGACTCTTCGTTCAAGCCTTTTCTTTTGGTTAGTCTACGAATATCCTTCTCGTGAGGATAAAACTGGAGACAGGCGGTTTCAGATTCACCACAGTAATGACAGGACTTTTCCCCAAGATATTCATTAACCCATATCTTGCGAGCCCTATAATTGCGTTGTGATACCCTTTTAATGGTGTCTTTGTATTTCTGATAGTGTTCCGACATAGTATTATTTATGTGCCGCAGAACCTATAAAAGACAAAAGTGTAGACTTGGTTTTTTATAAATATAATTGTAAGTTTGAAAATAACTAAATTATTGAATAATCCACAAAGGAGAAAAAAGAGATGGCATTTCAAGTATCACCTGGCGTACTCGTAAAAGAGGTTGATCTGACTAATGTTGTTCCAGCTCTCGCAACATCAATTGGTGGCGTTGCCATCGTGGCCGAAAATGGCCCGATGGATCAAATCATACCAGTTGGAAGTGAGAAGGAACTCGTTCAGTTCTTCGGTAAACCAAATTCAAGTAACTTTGAAACATGGTTCACTGCCGCTAACTTTCTAGACTACGGTAATGCACTTCGTGTTGTTCGTGTGAACAACGGAGCACGTAACGCTGTAGCAAATGGTGGTGCCACAATATTTACTGGTAATGGAGATGGATCAGCTGTAGCATTCACAATGTCGAATGCGGTATCTGATGCAGACCTATTAGAAGTAACAATTGGAGGCGTCAAAACAACTAACTTTACAGTCAATGGTTCGACTACAATTACATTTGGTTCAGCACCCGCTGCTGGTACAAATAACGTAGTAGTTAAACTAGGACTTAAAATAACAAACGACCAATTCTATGACGATAACTACGCAGACGGTTCTGGTTCTGTCGGTTCATGGGCATCCAAATATCCAGGCGCTTGGGGTAACGCACTTGGTGTATCTGTTTGTGCTTCTGCTGAAGCATACGAACAAACTATGCCTGCTGACAACAAGATTAATGGTGCAAAAGCTGCTGGTGTTACAATAGTTACTGTTGATGACGGTGCAGAGTTTTCTGTAGGCGATATCCTGTTCTTCCAAGAAGAATCAGGCGCTCAGTATGAAGTTACTTCGATTAGTAGTCACAACCTTACTATTCGTCAACTAGACAATCCAAATGGTGGCGGTTTACTTTCTGCAATTGCAGATGATACAGTTATCCGTAGACGTTGGAGATTCTATGACTTGTTCGATGCTGCTCCAGGCACTTCTGATTGGGCAGTTACACAAGGACTATCTGCTGCTGAAGACGAACTTCACGTTGTAGTATATGACACAACTGGTACAATCACTGGTTACGACATTGATGTTGCTGGAAACAGAGGTAACGCTGTTATCGAAACACACGCATTCTTGTCAAAGCACCCAAATGCTAAAACACCACAAGGTGGAACTAACTTCTATCCAAATAAAGTAAATGTAAGTTCTACTCACATTTGGTGGATGGATCACCCTGCTACTGGCGCAACAGATTGGGGTACTGCCCTTACATCTGCTGGTACTGATAAAGTGTTTGATGCTCAACATCTTCCACACGTTGACACATTGTCAATCGGACAAGATGATTTTGCTGCATCTGTAGGTGAACTAACAGCTGCTTATGACCAGTTTGCTGATACTGAAACAGTTGATGTTAACCTCATAATGGCGGGATCAACTCCTGCTGGTACAGATGGTGTTGCACACGCTGTTGCAATTATCGACCTTGCAGAGTCAAGAAAAGATATGGTTGCATTCATCTCCCCTCGTAGGGCAGATGTTGTTGGTGTAACTTCTGGTGCTACACAAACTGCAAACGTCAAAGGTTTCTTTGATGGACTTGCTAGTTCCTCATATGCAGTATTCGATTCTGGATACAAGTATATGTACGACAAGTACTCAGACGTATATCGCTTCGTTCCTTTGAACGGTGATATGGCTGGACTTGCTGCGAACACAGATAATGTTGCTGACCCTTGGTTCTCACCAGCTGGTTACAACAGAGGACAGGTTCGTGGTGCAGTTAAACTTGCATACAACCCAACTAAACCACAAAGAGATATTCTTTATCCTGCTCGTGTCAATCCAATTGTCACATTCCCAGGCCAAGGTACAGTTCTCTTTGGTGACAAAACTGCGTTGTCTAGACCAAGTGCATTCGATAGGATTAACGTCCGTAGATTGTTCCTTGTTCTTGAGAAGTCAATCGCTACTGCTGCAAAGTATCAGTTGTTTGAATTCAACGATGCATTCACACAGGCTCAGTTCAGAAATATGGTTGAACCATTCTTGCGTGATGTACAGGGACGTAGAGGTATTACAGACTTCTCAGTAGTCTGTGATGAAAGAAATAACACAGGTGAAGTTATTGATAGAAACGAGTTTGTTGCAGATATCTACATCAAACCTGCTCGCTCAATTAACTTTATCACACTAAGCTTTATTGCCGTAAGAACTGGCGTATCGTTTAGTGAGGTAGGCGGTTAAGGAGAAAAACAATGACAACAGCAAATATTAATGACTTCAAAGCGAACATCGCCGGTGGCGGTGCTCGTGCTAACCAGTTCAGAGTATTTTTGAATACTCCGTCAATTGCAACAGGTTTGCAGCCTGCGGGCGACTCTTTCTTGATTAAGGCATCAAGTTTGCCAGGACAAACAATCACAGAGATTGCAATCCCTTTTAGGGGTAGAAATCTCTACATTGCTGGCGATAGAGAGTTCGAAACGTGGACTACAACTGTTATTAACGAAACTGATTTTAGAATCCGTAATGGTATTGAAAAATGGATGAGTGGCATCAATGACTTGGAAACAAGTACTGGTGTAACAGATCCAGCACTTTACTATTCGCAGTTAAGAGTTGAACAACTAGACAGAGATAATAATCTCCTCAAATCTTATGAGATGAAGAACTGTTGGCCAACTGCAATTTCAGCAATTGAACTGTCTTATGACACAGTAAGTGAAGTTGAAACCTTTGATGTAACGTGGAGATATACAGACTTCACTGCATCCTCTGTATAATTCGTCTTTTTGAACCTACTAAATAGTTAGGTAAAATTAGGAGAATTATAGTATGGCGGAACTCTTTGGTTTCAAAATTACAAGAGCAAATCAGGACGGAGGCGGTGATGGATTCACCGCCCCCGCTTCTGACGATGGCACCCTTGATGTAATTTCGGGCGGTGGACATTATGCGTCTGTCCTAGATTTGGATGGTCGTGATAAAAGTGAACTTGAATTAATTAAAAGATATCGTGACATTGCACAACAACCAGAGTGTGATAGTGCGATTGAAGATATTGTAAACGAAGCAATCGTTTCAGATGAGAGGGATATGTCAGTATCCATCTCTCTTGATCGTCTTAAAGTCTCCCCTAAAATTAAAACAAAAATTCGTGAGGAATTCCATGAAATCCTACACCTATTAGATTTTAATGCAAAGGGACATGACATCTTTAGACGTTGGTATGTTGATGGTAGGGTATACTATCACAAAGTAATCGACACTAAGAACCCTCGCAAGGGCATCAAAGAAGTTCGATATATCGACCCTCGTAAGATTAAAAAAGTCAGAGAGACTAAAAAAGATAAAGATCAAAAGACAGGTATAGATATTGTTACAGATATTAAAAACTATTATCTGTTTAATCAATCAGGTTGGGATACACAACAAGGTTCAACACAAGGCGTAAAGATTACTGAAGACTCTATCAGTTATTGCCCTTCTGGACTTGTTGATATGCATAAAGGAACAGTCCTTTCCCACCTAAACAAAGCAATTAAACCTGTCAATCAGTTGCGTATGATTGAGGACTCTTTAGTTATCTATCGTATCTCTCGTGCGCCTGAAAGACGTATATTTTATATTGACGTTGGTAACTTACCAAAGATGAAAGCAGAATCATATCTAAAAGATGTGATGAATCGTTATCGAAACAAAATGGTTTACGATGCACGAACTGGTGAAATTAGAGATGATAGAAATCATATGTCAATGTTGGAAGACTTCTGGTTGCCTCGTAGAGAAGGTGGTAGAGGTACAGAGATTACAACTTTGCCGGGCGGTTCAAACCTTGGTGAGATTGATGATATCACATACTTCCAGAAAAAATTATATCGCTCATTGAACGTACCAGTATCCAGACTTGCAGAAGAGTCAGGATTTCAGATTGGACGTTCTGATAACATTACTCGTGACGAACTTAAATTTACTAAGTTTGTACAAAGACTTCGTAAGAAGTTTACAATGCTTTTTGCAGATATGCTCAAGACACAACTTCTACTCAAAGGTGTTATTGCACTAGAAGAGTGGGATACATTCAAAGAACATATTCAGTTCGACTTCCTACAAGACGGACACTTTGCAGAGTTAAAGAATGCAGAAATACTTAGAGAAAGATTGGATATGCTTGGACAAATCGAATCTTATGTAGGAACATACTTCTCACAAGAGTACGTTAAGAAACAAATTCTTCGTATGACTGATGAGGAGATAAGTGACATTGACGCTCAAATCAAAGATGAAGGTGAGGGCGGAGATGACGAAATGGGTGCAGACGATGGTATGTTTGCAAACAACGATCCAGAAACAGGAGATAGATAATGGAAGACGTAAAAAACTTTGTGGACTCTATTGCATCAGGAAATAACCTTGCAGCAGAAACCCACTTTAACAATGCTCTCGCTGCAAAAGTTGGAGATTCATTGGAAACAAAACGTGTAGATGTTGCGAAAACATTTGTAACACATCACATACCAGAGGTAGAAGAAGATAGTGAGTAAAACTCTTTCGCAGTTCAAACAGAACTTACCAGAGAAAGATGAGCACAAATCATCTAAGGAGTATAAGAAGTTATCTCCGCAGATGAGGAAGGCTATTGATGCTATTTTTAAGGAAATGGACTCTAAACCCTCAGATTTCCTAAATACTTTTGATAAAACTATAAATAGTGTTTCTAAGAAGTTCAAAGTACCTACTAAGTCACTTATGAATTACTTTGAAAAAGAAATGCTCTCAATTTAGGAAGAGATAACATGAAGATAATCGGAGCAGAAGAAGCGCTCGCCACTGGTGCAACCAAGGGCAAGTCACATACTGCACACTATGTGTTTAATAACGGTTCAAAACAGGCAGTTACAATTAGAAACGCTGCTGATGATGGTGATACTGGTTCAATCAGAATTAATGCAAATGCTGGTGTTGTTATCAGTACTGACATTGGTGTAGGATTTCGTGGTGCAACATCACTGTTTATCACACCAATAGTATCAGTGGGGTTCTAATATGAAACTAATAGCAGAACAGATACAAGACGTAGAATACATCCTTGAAGAAAAAGAGGATGGTAAAAAGGATATGAAGATTCGTGGAATCTTTATGCAGGCAGACATGAAAAACCGTAATGGTCGTGTCTACCCAATGGCGGTTCTTAATAAAGAAGTGAAACGCTATAACAAAGAATTTGTTGCTGAAGGTCGTGCATTCGGGGAGCTGGGACATCCAGAAGGCCCTACTGTCAATCTTGACAGAGTATCGCACATGATCACAAAACTGGAAGCGGATGGAAAGAACTTTGTCGGTGAAGCAAAATTGCTCTCAACTCCGATGGGGGAAATTGCGAAAGCACTAATTAAAGACGGTGGTAAACTTGGTGTCTCTTCAAGAGGCATGGGTTCTATCGAAAATAAATCAGGTGCGAATTATGTGAAAGATGATTTTTATCTTGCCACTGCGGCAGATATTGTTGCAGACCCTTCTGCACCCCAAGCCTTTGTTGAAGGTATTATGGAAGGTAAAGAGTGGGTATGGAACAATGGTATACTGAAAGAAGTTGACGTTGCCGAAATCAAGAATGATATAAATGAAGGGGTAAGACGTAGGGACTCTAAAGTTTCCGCACTTGCCTTTGCAAAATTTATGTCTAAACTTTAATTATTATAAATATGATTATGATAAGACAAAACCAATCAAGGAGATCCCAATGTCAGAACTAGACAAGACAATTGAGGAGCTGGAAGCGGAAGTTAGTGCTGAGCTTGAAGAAGCAAAGAAACCTACTGACGGAGCTGGAAAAAGCGACTCAATGGAAAAAGCCGATGGGGAAGTAGAAGATTTGGGTAAAGCTGTCGTTGATCCAGAATCAAAGGACAGTGCTGGTAAAAAGGCGTCTGCAAAAGTTAAGAAAGCTGCAGAACCAAAAGCTAGTGCAACCAAAGAAGACACAGAACTCGATCATGAAGGCGAGGAGCTTGAAGAAGGAAAAATGACAAAAGCAGAAATGTTGAAAGCAATGTATTCCGAAATGGAAAAAATGAAAGCAACAGATTTGAAAGCGTCATACGACAAGCTTATGAAAAATGAAGAAGAAGAAGAAGATGAAGATGATAAAGAAGAAGTAGATGAATCTACTTTGGAAGACCGTCTTGCATCTGTAGATGTTTCTGAAGATGTTACTGCCCTTACACAAGGTGAAGAACTTTCTGAGGAATTCAAAGAAAAAGCATCCACAATCTTTGAAGCTGCTGTTAAATCAAAACTTCGTTCAGAAGTTGCGAGAATTGAAGAAGCTAAAATGCAAGAAGTTGCAGAAGAAGTTGCTTCAGTACGCAGTGAGTTGACTGAAAAAGTTGACGCATACATGAACTACGTTGTAGAAGAGTGGATGAAAGAAAACGAAATCGCTATTGAGCGTGGACTCAAAGGTGAGATCGCAGAAGACTTTATTTCTGGACTAAAATCATTGTTCGAAGAACATTATGTTGATATTCCAGATGAAAAGTATGACATTCTAGGTCAACAGTCTGTAAAGATTGATGAATTGGAAGCAAAATTGAATGAACAAATCGAAAAGTCTGCTTCACTGAAGAGTGAAAAAGATGTATTGGTTCGTGAGTCAGTTTTCGCAGAAGTCGCTTCTGACCTTGCAGATACAGAAATTGAAAAATTTAAGTCTCTTGCAGAAGATGTAGAGTTTACAACTGAAGAAGCTTTCAGTGAAAAACTTGAAACGCTGAAGGAAAGTTATTTTCCAAAGGCAACAACTGTCGCTGAATCAGTAGATGCTGTTGAAGAAAACGGTCAATCTTTTGATACAACTGGCGCTATGAGTGCTTATATGAGTGCAATTAGCAAAAATGTAAAGCGTGCAAAATAACGATGAAAGATTCGTTTTTTATAAATATTATTAGAAAACCCAATAAGGAGAAATAACAATGTTCCAGACAGAACATCTACAGGAAAAGTGGCAGCCAGTCCTAGAACACAACGATCTTCCAGAGATCAAGGATTCTTACAAAAAAGCTGTAACCACAGTTATCCTAGAAAACCAAGAAAAAGCACTTCGTGAGGATTCAAACTTCCTTTCAGAAGCTGCACCAGTTAACGCTACAGGCGCAAATGTTGACAACTGGGATCCAATTATGATCTCATTAGTTAGACGTTCTATGCCTAACCTTATCGCATATGATATTGCTGGCGTTCAACCAATGACAGGCCCAACAGGCTTGATCTTCGCAATGCGCTCACGCTTTGATTCACAGACAGGCGATGAAGCATTCTACAACGAAGCAGAATCTGCATTCTCAGGTGCTGCTGCAAACTCAAACATCCCAGGCAGCGCCGGTACTTCATCTAACGGTGAAACTAACCCTGCTGTTCTTAACGATGGTTCGCCAGGCGCATATACTGCTGATGGTGGTATGTCAACTACAACTGCTGAAGCACTAGGTGACGCATCTAACAATGCATTCGCTGAGATGTCTTTCTCAATCGAAAAGCAAACTGTTACTGCTAAATCACGTGCTCTTAAAGCAGAATACACAATGGAACTTGCACAAGACCTTAAAGCAATCCA